ACCTGGGCCAATAGGTCATAGGTTGCGGCGGCAATAGACCACTCATAAGTGATTGGGTGTTGCCAGTCATTCTTTGCTGTTTGTAGCCAACTTGTAGGGTCTGACATCAGCACAGATACCAGGCTAACCACCTCACTCCAGGGAACCGTGGTCCCTAGGGAGTCAAGACCCAGACCAAATCTGAATCTAAAATCATAGGTGAAAGCGTGTTTATAGTCCTCTAGGATTTGGAGGACTGCAAGGATTCCCCCATAGGTGCACCCTGTGTCCACCCTGCCATTTTCTGGCCAAACTCAGAGAGGGTCATGGAGTCAATGACTGACATGCTCTTTTCATCCAAAATTGACTCTAAGACAAACCACATCTGCTCATCAGCCTCTAGCTTTCTAGCTTTACGGACTACGCCAGTTGGTAGGTCTGAGAATGAGGGTAGTGTTACCTTTTTATTTTTGTGCTCTATTGTGTAAGACATTATGCGGCCTTTCGTAGGTTGCGGCGAGAGTGGGCCATCCTGGTTAGATTTCAACCTATGTTGACCCACCCCCTATTTTACCTGACTAGCCGCCGCAATAAAGCCAGCCAGGAATTTACTATGCCTCTAGTTGGCTAAACCACTTCTTGAATGTGGTTGCACCCGCATCAGCATAACCAGTAACGGTCACTTGGTAGCCCACGGCCTCACCTGAGGCTAGGGTCCTGGTTCCTACGCTGGTAATTTCGCCAGCGGGAATGTAAATTCGCTCCACAATAGCGCCGTCAATAACATCAATGACAAATGACTTTCTGCCACCTGTTGCTGTTGGGTCACCATCTAGCTCACCAAGTGTGATGGTTGCTCCATAGTAGAGCTCCAAAACTTCCTGGTTTGTCTCAATGAAAGTCATCTCAACAGAGTAGGTTCCCTCTGAGGTAACTTCACGGACCAATGAACCATTTTGCCAGGCGCGAATCTGGTTTGTAGTGCGGTCAATGTTCTCGCTGATTCCGTCTGCACTTAAATAACCTAAATCTATGAAGCCCGCATCTAGGGCTATACCTGAACCTGTTGGTGCTGGGGTTGAGGTTGGGCCCACATAAACGGCCCCCGTAACTGCCACTCTTACTGAATCTGAATCTAATGCCATTTTTTTTCCTAACTAATTAGTTGAGGTTTGACCCTCTATGAGTAACGGCAAAGCGCAAAAATCTACGCTCACCGCTTAGGTCTGTCACATCCTGAATGGAGGACTGAACAGATGTTGCCACAATGGGGTTTCCATCAGGCAAGTCATCAAAAATTGCTTCAACCATCAGAGCCAATCCCTCTGCGGTTGCATAACTACTTTCATAAATGTTGACACCAATGACAGAGCTCATTATTGTTTTGCTGTCTCTGGTCCCACCATCACGCCTAATTACTACCTGGCTAGTGGTGTCATCAGCCAAGATTCCAACTCTGGTGCTGGTGTAGCCCTGGGCTGTCAACTCTGTTTTTAGGCGGGAAACTAAATGTGCCATGATGTCACTAAAAATTACTGCATCAGCCATCATGCGCCTCTCTTTGGTTTACGGGTCTTTTTTTGGGTCCCTCTACTGCCACCCGCTAGGTCCAATGCCCTAGACAGGTCACCTGTGTTGGCTTCATCAAAATCAGAGCCACGGACCACTTTTGCTCTTGCTCTATTGGCATTTGTTGTTTCTAAAGTTGACCCTGGTAATGCCGCTTTGACCATGTTCATTCTTTGGACCAACTCAGTCATTACCTCTGGGCTTTTTAGTAGCTCTCTCATGCCCTTAAAATTCAGCTTCACTTCGCCGCCGCCATTTGGGATTTTACTAGCCATTGACTTCCCTCTGTAGGTCTATCACGGTCCCTGGTGTCCAGTGGCCTAGCCCGTTACGCCAGTCAAAAGGCTCACCGTCTATGACATAACGCTCACCACGGACAACAAAAACATCTTTGGTTTCAATCTCTGTGGCTGGTGGCAAATAGAGCGTGAGCCCTGATGTCACCAAAATCTCTGCCGCTCCAACTGTCTTGGAACCTGTCCTGGCGGCCACCATTGCTGTGAGTTCAATTTCTGTGGTGACCACAATTGGCTCACCGTAGGCATCAGTCCCTGCGGAACTTTGTCGGATTTGGGTAATTGATTCCATAGTTGCCGTTCCCTAGGGTTGAAGTTGAGCGGAATGATAGGCCACGGTAATAATCTGCCACCTTGGCATCTGCGGGGCTCAGCATGACCTGTGCTCCCACGGCCCAGTTTGCATAAGACTGACTGAATGGACCAACAGCTTGCTGTTGAACTCCAGCCGCCGCATCTGGGCTAATTGAAAGTGTCCTGGCCACCATGCCAGCCACTACGCCAACAACATCATCTGGGATGTTGGCTGACCCATGTTCATAGTTGACTGTTATGCCTCTAAAGTCACCTAGGTCATACAGGCTCTGATGGCCGTCAAAGGTGAAGTCAGTCTCATTGCCGTCAATGTCCTTGACAGAAAGAATTTCAATGACTGGCCTTTGGACCAAACGCACAATTCCATCTTTAGGGAACAGGCGAACATTGCTCTCCCCCACTTCAAACTTTTGCACAGCTCTCTGAATGAACAGGGCTGACGCATCTGCCAAGTAGGCGTTAGCTTTGCTAGTTTCTGCAACTGTCAGACTGCGGCCCAAACGGGCTTCAACATCTGCGATTGTGGCCAGTGCCATCAGGACCTCTCTTAGAAAATTTGGGGGAGTGTGGCTGGGGGACCAGCGTGAGCCAGCCCCCCAGCGGTTAGCCTATTTAGGCAGATACATACTTAACAACAGCCTCAGTCTTGACCACTTTTGCACCAAAAACTGAAAGTCCTCGAACTATGTCAGAGAACTTAGTTGGGTTGCGTAGGGACTCTAGTGAGCCAATCTGGTTGACAAATGCAACCATGTCCTGGTGGTAACCAACAGCGCTTGGTGTTGCTCCAGCTAGTAGTGGGGACTCAATTACATCCATGCCGTATAGGCGTAGAATCTGGCCGTCACGCAATTCACTTGAGCCACCAGCAACAGAGACATCAGAGAGGTCCTGTAGTAGTAGGTCAGCAAAGTCAGGGTTTACTACCACAAAGCGGTTGCCTGATGGAACCTTTGACTCGGTTAGTGACTTACGGATTGCACGGATAGCGGCCTTAGCCTCAGCTGGGGTGTCAACAACTACTGCTCCACCGTTGCCGTTAGTTGCTCCAGCGAGCATCTGAGCCAAAACATAGGTCTCAGCATCCTCAGCTAGTGCACGGCCAGCGGCATCAGTCCAAGCGTTGAATGAACCAGCGGCCTGGACAGCATCAACATCATCAACATTTACAGAAAAAGCTTTTTCCTGGTCAATGAGAAGCAATACCTCTGTGTCGGCCAAAGCCTCTGCGGTGATGGTGCGGCCAGCGGCTGCGTAGTCCACAATGGTTGGGGTTGTTGCGTTGATGATGTGAACTGTGTTTCCACGGGTCGCCTCACCAACATACTGGGTGTTTAGGGTTGGGATTACAACCTGGTTTGCAATGAAGCTCTGGGTTACGCCAGCACTCCATAGTTCTGGGATAAAGTTATCAATTGCCATTTGTTTCTACTTTCTTTATAGTTTGCCCATCAGACTATCCAAGCGGCCCTCATTGCGGGCCTGGAGGATGTCTGCGGGTGACATGTTTGTGAGCTCATCTCTGCTTCTAACTTGAGACTTGCTTGGATTATTGCCACGGGCTCCCTGGCCTAAGTCAGGTGCGGGAGTTTCTGTGGTTTTGCTATGCGCTTCAACCCATGACTGTATAGCCTCTGAGTCAATGTTTCCGTCATCCAAAATGAATGATGACTTTTCAAATGAGAGCAATGAATTTGCATCCATTAGCTTGCCCTGTAGAGCTGATTTGAGCTCAGCATCAACCAGTTTGTTAGCGAACTCTCTGCGAACACTGAGAGCGGTTTCCGTTTTGGTCTGCTCAATCAGTTTCTCAGTTTCGGTCAACTGTGACTGCCTGATGGTCTCTAGCTCTTTTGAGGCGGCCATGTTAGCTTTTGCTTGCTGTTCATTTTTGCGGCTCAGAGACTTCCATTTGTCAACCTCAGCCTTTAGCGTGTCCATTTCGGACACATCTGTTGCCTCTGAATCTGTGAACTCTGTCACAGCCTCTGGGGCCTCAGTTGTTTCTGTCTGGTCTGTTTGAATGTCAGCCATGTTTATCTCTCCATTTCGGATAGGGTGTTGCGCTCTTTGCGAGCTAATCCAGCGGTGTGCTGGAAATCTAATAAATCACATCAGGGTCAAAGGGTTCAAAGAACTCAGTGGGCTCTGGTGCATCTGGGCTAAATGTAACATTAGCCCCGTAAATCGCCTCCAGGGCGTAAACAACATCCCCTGGGATAGATAGGTCTATTTCTACAGGTGCGGCTGGCCAGGAGGCCACCAGGCCCCTCTCAGAGGCATCTCTGAGCCTTAGGATGACTACAGGTGACCCAATTAGGGGATTATCTGTGTCACTGAGCCAAAAAATCCTGCCCTGGGAGGTCTGAGCTTCAAACATCATAAAGCGAACAACACCCCCAAAACAAATTGCCTAAACTCAACATCTGTGCCCGCATTTGGGCCAAGCGCTCCATTGAGATACCTTGACTGTGAGCCCGCTGGGTCAAACATGCCGCTCCCTGAGAAAACAGACTCAACGCCTGTTGTAAAAATCTCATAGGCGCTGTTGGTGTTATAGCCGTAATCCTTGCCTGTGTAAAGGTTTCGCCACTGGTCCTGAAAACCAGCCTCTCTGGTTCCTAGGTTTGTTCGCTTGGACCCTTTTGCGGCCCTCTCATGGGCAAATGCAAACTCCAGCTCTTTTATGCCTGGGACTGAGTATTCAAACATGTGGCCCATCTCATGGACAGCGGTGGAATAACCATTGGCAAAGCCGTTGCTTCTATCAAAGCTGATGGCAATTGTCCTGCCACCATAATTCCAGTAGCCACGGCTCACGGCCTTGCTCTCAATTTCAGGAAAAGCGATTGCGGCTTTCTCTAGCCAATCATTTGGATAGATTTTTCTGGCTTCCTCTAAAATGCCATTGGCCTTTGCACTGCCTACAAATTTAGGTCCACCGTTGCCCAGTTCACGGACTTCCTCCAGGACCTCTTTAGCTTTGTCAGCATAGAGTTTGTTGTATTTCACTGTCCCAGGGATTACATTTTCTGGAATGGCCAACTTGTAATTGGCAATGTCATCCTCATAGCCCTTGATTTCATCAAGTAGCTTCCTGCCCGCCGCACTGCTTCTAAAATCTTGCTCAGCGTAGAGAGAGGCTTGCCTCAGGACTTTTTCTTTATTGTAAAAATCATTTAGGTATTCTTTTACAGCCGCTGGGCTAAACCCATCAGCCGCTAATTCTTTGGCCCTAAGCGCTCCCTTAGCCTCAAACCTTGCTTGCTGAAACGCAATCCCCTTTTGGACATTGGCCTGATACTCCAGGTTGGTTTTTGCAACCAATTCCTCACCAAGCTTTATTTGCTTTTGTGCGGCGGCAATCTCAGCGGGGGTTGAAATCTCCCCAATTGCTTTCTTTACCCTAATGTCAATTTCAAGGTCAATGTCTGCCCCAACTTTTTTGATTTCATCCAAGTGAGCGGCGGTCTTAGCCCCCAGGGTCTGAATCTTGGCCTTGCCTTTTAGGCTGGGCACAAAAACATCACCATGTTCAAGCTTTATGTCATCAGCAATGGCCTGGGCGCTAATGCGCTTGAGCTTAGGGCTAATGCGTTCTGTAAACCCCTTGACCACTTTAGGGTCAACCTTTGTTGGCTTTTTTATGGGTGTGTTTAGTTTGGCCTTAGTCACCTTTGTAAACTTTTGACCCTTTACACCTAGGTAAGGTCCAAGCTCTCCATGGTTATGGATGGTTATTTTGCGGTAATCAATCTCACGCCCACCAGCATCAAACTTGCCAAATCTTTCAGCCACAGCTTCATGGGTTGCGTTCAATGTTTCATTGTCAATTACTTGACCAACATCTGTGTTGCCAAAAATGGGTGTTTCCCCACAGTCACACCCAGGGTGGATAGGTAGCAAGTCTCCACGGCTGTAGCGCTGTGTGCTGGCTAGGTAGCACAGTCCACAGTTCTCAGCGCCAGACAGCGTTCTGAGGTAACCAACAATGTTGCTGTTGCCGTTACGGACATACAGCCCAGCCTCACGCTTTGCCAGTTGCATTTCTGTCCTGGCAATTGAATTAGCTCTAGCCGCTCCAGCGTTCAAAGAATCAGTGAAGTCATTGCCCTTTTTCAGGCTACTCCACATTTCTTTGAAAGGTCGCTCCCACACCATTTCAGCTGTGGTCCCATTGCGTAAATTTTGGGTAACCAGATTAGTGGCTGGCACGGACAGTTTTTTGAGTTTATTAGCGCCAAGCCCTGCCACCTGGCCGTAGTAGCTGGAGGTGTAGTTAGCCATTATGCGCTTAGCATTGTCCATCTCTGGAATAATGCCAGCCGCATAGCGCTCAATGTCCTCAGTTCGCCATGAGCCAAGTTTTAGGAATTGGTTTTTTGCCACCAGGCCAGCGCCATCTAAATGCATACCAGTCAATTTGTGGTATGCATCAGTCAGTTCTGGTCTATTGGCCACCAGCTCCACCTGTCAGAGTTGCTGTAATAATCTGCTCCCCTGCCCTTTCAATTTCCATCTCAGAAACCTCAGCTGGGCTAAATTGTCCAACTAGCTTCATTCTACTATTGAAAGGAACATCTTGGAACTTGGTATTTGCATCAGCTCTCTCTGAGAGGCTGTAGCGCTCAGCTGGCTTCCACATTGGCTCTAGGTCTAAAAGACTAGCTCTGTCTGTGTCACCCATCCATTTGAACATTAGGGACATTACCTTGGTCCAGCCAACAGTTGCCCTGGCCATACGGTCCTCAGTCTTGAATACCAGCCCCTCACGGGCTAGTGATGCTCCCTCAGCGCTCTGGTTAGCTCCATCTGGAGATAGGTAGTGCATAGGTGTCCTGGTAACTGCGGCAAAGTCTTGGATGTCAGCACGGACAGCACTAATGATGTCTTGCATTGATGACTGGTCCAGCTCACCAAGCTCAGCATCTGGCGGCAGAATCCACATTGCACCTGGGCCAGCTTCAAACAGGCCGTTATAGTCAATGTCATTGCCATCTGGGTCCTGAGTTGGGAAATCACCCTTGACCCACTTTTGCTTGAAAGCGGCTGTGGTGGCAATGATTAGCCTCTGCAAAATCATGTGGTTGATTCTGTCAATAATGTCCAGGTAGGGCTCATACTCACCTTTGCCATCAGCGTTGGTAAATTTGACCACTGGGACCTCACCTAGCGGGTTAGCCGCTGATGCTTCCTCATCAAACATCCAATTGTCTGTGTCATAAGGGCTTGAATCTGAGGCCTTTCTGAAAATCAGAATCTCATCTGGGTAGTAGAAGTAGGCGTGATGTTGGCCACCCTCTGAAAACACCTTGACAGCCGCCATGACCTGGCCTGGGTCCTCTGGGCTAGTAATAGCGTGAACCTGTCTTGGGTCCTCAATGGTCACTAGCGGGTATTCACGGCCCTGTGGCATGCCCACAAAAGCGTAGGCCTCACCAAACTTTAGAAAGTAAGTGTGGAGGTCAGCACTGTAAACATCTAGGTTGTTGGCTTTCCATAGGCGGCGGGCTACGGCATCCCCGTTTTCATCATCATCAGCACCAGTGCGAAATCCAGAAACCCTCATCCTCTCACGGACTGCGGCCACTGATAACTGGGCAATGTTCAAGCGGGCTTTGCGCTGAAAACGCCTGTAGGCCCTTGACTGTGCATCAGGTCCCTCTGGGAGTGGTGCATCCCCGTCATAATAACGCTCTAGCAGATTGAAATGCGCTTGCTCTTTTGCAAGGTACTTCAACATTCCCTGTTGAGAGCTGTTTAGTTGAGTAGCCATTGAAATTCCTATCTAATACGGCGAGGCACAAAGGTTGTTTTGGTGGCCTCTCCCTTGGAGAGTGCCTGTAGTCTAGCCTGGTAGGCCAGGACAGCCGCAACAGCGGCATCAATCTTATTGAATGACTCAGGGTGTTCCTTGGCAATGCTGACTCCAGAGCGGCCTAAACGGCGGCGAGAGTTCAACACATGCCTAGAAAGTGCTAAGCCACTGTGAGTGAGTTCTTTGTCAATGACAGCGTTCTGGAATTGCTCCAGCGCTCTCACCACCAAATAGCTACGGTTTCCTGTCATCCACCACTCAATTGGGTGGTTTAGTGTGGACTTGACTTTGAGGTTTTTGCCAAAATCAGCTTCCCACTGTGCAATGTAGCTCTCCCACTTAGCGGGGTCTGCAAACATTCCCACCACTTTGTAGTTTTCAAAAGCCTGTCTTACTTGGTAGTCAACCTCAGTGATAGGGACTTCCCATCCCTCACCTGCGGGTCCCTCTGGTTGCTCCCAAACCTTGATTTCAAACAAATGTCCGTCAGAAACACGGCAACCTATTAGCGCTGTGGCATCTGTAAGGCCCCTGGTGCGTTTCCTAGAGCCGTCAAATCCTAGGGTAATCTGTTCACCCTTGACCACCTCTTTGGAGGCCGCACAGGCGGTCCACTCAGGTGCACTTATCCAGGCATCTTTGGAGGATGTTGGCTGGTTGAAATAGTAGCGGCGTGAATCCTGTGTGTCATTGCGTGGGTCATAAAACTCAGAGAGAATACGCTCCACATCCATGACCTCTGCAAAGGGGCCATAAGCCTCTTTTATGCCAGCTCTAACCTGGTCCTCATCACCCAGGTCAATGTCAGCATCAGCCTCTCTGTGGTCAAACAGTAGGCGCTCAGTCTTGGTCTTGCCCTCACGGATTAGTTTGGCAAGGTCATGCGTTTCCTCTGCCACAGATTTCTCACCTGGCAGATACATTGTTGAGGTCTCCATTGACCATGGCTCAGCGGCTTTACGCTTTGCCAGGTTACGCCTCACGGTGTCATACATTCTTTTGAGCTCACGGGTTGTGTAAAGGTGTGTCTCATCAAAGACCACAAAGGTCTCTTTTCCACCATCTTTTGAGCTGTTGCTGGCACTGCTAGGGATAATTTCCCCGCCACCAGGTAGAAAAATTCTGGTTAGTCCAGCGGCATCCCTGGGGAGTCCGTTTGCCAGGGGCCCCTCTGACAGGTTGAAGTAAACATTGTCATAGGTGTTGCCAGCCTGTCCTTCCTCTGTCGCTAGACAGCGGATAACGGGTGCTGTGACTGGTCTGCCAATTGGCTCTCCAGGCTTGTATTGGTAGACAAAGCCATCACGCTCATAAATCTCTCCACCCTCAGCCCAACCTGCAAAGCGGCATGGTCCCATTGCTTCAAACAATGTGATGAACCCTGCAAGCTCTGACTTAGCACGGCCCTTGGCACGGCTAATGAAAGCTGAATCATACTGTCTGCGGCCATCTTCACCCAGCACATAACAGTCAAGGATGTAGGCGGCAAACTCTGAGTCCAAATCAATAGGCTCACCCTGGACATCTCCAGGTCCGTGGACACAGAATGTCTCAATCCACCAAATGGCTATCCAGCCAAGTGACCTGTTTCTGTCATGGTTGCTGGCCCTGACCCGCTCACGCATCCATCAATTTCTGGCGGCGGTCATCTATCTGAGAAACTACGGCAATAACTGGGGCCTCTGGCTCCAGGTCAACATAGCGGATTCTTAAATCTCTGCGGGCATCAAGCGTTGTGCCCAAAACTTTTTCGCGCATCCTGAGCTCAGCCATAGCTGTGAC